GTTTCGGGCATGAATATACAGGATTAGACAATACAATTGGTGAACATGGAATTGTTGATTCTGTTAAAACTTTGCCCGCTAGACAAGCCCGCGATGATGCTTCATCTGCATTATATTATAAAAAAAATGGTACGGGTTCGGCAGAAGTTACAGAAGCCAAGACTCAAAGATATAATTATTTAACACCGGCTGCTGCTTTAACACATGAAATGACTATTTTTTACAATGAAGTTTTTCATTTATCACTATTAAACGCCACAAGCGTTCATACTAACCAGCCAGCAGAATATAAATTAAGACTAAGAGTTGCCGCTGATGGTGTAGTTGATACTTTAACAAGTGATATTGCAATATCAGCAGATTTTGAATTATTGAAAAGCGCAGATGTTGGCCTTGAAAAATACCACAGTAGTAGCCTAGTTAGTAAATATAAAGATTTAGCAGTAATTGAATCTAGCGGAAATAGCGGTGTTAGTGGGAATACAATTAAAATTACTGGCGGTACTAATACTGATGAATTATTTTATGTAGACCAAAAACTCTATACTTTAAGTGGACAAACTTTTACACACGCAGCAACAGTAGCAAGTGTTGGCACAAATGTAAAAACCTTTACAGTAGATTCTTCCCCAACTCACTCACTAACAAATGATGCAACGATTTATACTGAAATTCCAAAGGAAGCATTATATTTAGAATCAGCAATTCATATAGCCGCATCTTTTAATCCAGCAACAGGAAGAATGGCCGTATTTAGGGGTGGTAATATGATAGCGAATAAAGTTCATAGTGCCGCACCAATTACCCAATTTCAACTTGCTGGGCAAGATTCATACATAGGTGCAAAAATTACTGGGGAATCTGCTGATGCAAATGCTAGTGATAGACAACAATTTATGGGAGAATTGCATGAATTATCTATTAGTGGGAATGATATTCAAAGTTTTCTTAGTACAGAAACTTTAACACCACAATACTCAGATTTGTTATTATATTTTAGATTTGAAGAGGTGGATTTATAATGACTAATGATAATTTATTTATTATGAAAAAGGGTTCAAAACCCGGTGATACACCAACATTAGGAACAAACGTGTATTATGATACTGCAACAAACCCATTAGTTATTTGTGATGATGACATTGATAATCAAAATACTATTGCTTGTTATGAAGTTAGAAATGATTGGGTTTTACCGCTTAAAGGAATAAGAAGTCAGACTTCAGGTGTTGCAGTTGATAATGGAAGTGGTTATGCTACAAGTGTTGATACGATTAATGTTGATGGTGGCGACCCAAGAGATTTACTTGAAGTAGGTTGGCATACATACAAAAGTGATGGAACATTTATTGGAACTATCAAAAGTATGGCTTATGATGGAACACATGGAACAATTGTTTTTACAACAAATATACAAACGGCTTTAGCAAATAATGATATTATTTATAGACAATGGGGTGTATCTAATTCTAAAACTTACAATGTATTAAATAGAATATACCCAAATGATTCAACAAGTGTTGATTTATATTTAGAAAATTTAAACAATACGCCCGGATATAGAATTGATTGTGCATCATACCAAAGTGACGGTTCCACATTAAGTACTGGCGTATCATTAGCATCATTAGATATAGCAACAAATGATTATTTTGTTATGATTAACAATTTAGACCCATTAAAACATCACATCGCTAAAATAACAGAAATTACAACTAATGATGTTGCTGGGGATTCTTTTGAATTCAATCCTAAATACGGTTCTGAAATTCCTAAAGGGACTAAATTTGCTATTTATAAGGGTCCACTTGTAACTGACACAGGTGTTGTTGCTGTTGGTTACGGGTTATATGGAAATGCTCAGAATTATGGAACTGATTCCGATGAAACCGATGGAACAGGAACGGCTACTGATGCAAGACACGCGGGACTAACACAAATTTCTGCACCTAATTTTTACTTCTATAATGATAGGTTAAACAAAAAAAATGAATTAAATCACAATACAAAATATATGCTTCACTATTCTAGAAGTACCGCCTCTACGCACTCGTACTTTAGAACATTTTTAACTTGTCAAGATTACGGACTGAAAGTTGTTGATTATGGACCATATACAATGAACGCAACACTAACAGATAAATCTAGAGAATTTGATTCTATTAGTTCTACTCCACAATCTACTGACCATTACTCGGCTTCAGTAAGTGAAACATACACTGTTGATGTTGAGGATTGGGATAGATGCTTTACAAATAATAAAAGGAATACAAAAAATTTAATTAGACAGTGGTCTAATAATAGAGTTTTTACTGCTACTTCACAAGATTCAAATGCTTATCCTGAAGGAACTTTTACAGGCCCAACAAGATATTTACATTATACTACTTCACCAAATGCTTGTAGTTCTATACCTGATGTATTAGAAATGGAAGTCTTTGATTCTATTAATGAAAGTGGAAGTTATGTAGATATGGTTATTGCTGATGCGAAAAGAATATATGGTAGAAAATTAAAACAGCATGATAAAATTACAATTAAAAAAATAATTGGTAGAGATAATTTAGATGAAAATTTTAAAGCACTTCCCGGAAAATGGAACGCAAGTGCTGGTGGAACTGAGTTTACTGTCGAATTAGATACAGGTCAAGATTTAAGAATTTTATTACAAAAAACGACAGCATCAGGAACAAAATATGAAACGCTTTTAATTGGTAATTATTACTATTTTATCACCGGCATAGCCGCCCCTGTTAATGGTAATATTAGAAACCAAGTAATTACAATAGGTGGATATAAGGGTAAAACTGATGCAACATTTGTTGGTGGGGGAACCATTCAGGAAACATTTACTGATAGTACAGGATATAGGAGAGCATGGTCGGTTTTAACTGAATCATTACTAACAGATGTATCAATTGATACAGATGTTACATATAGTAATATTGGAACTGCCACGCAATCTTCAACAATCACTTATGCAAATCAGACTATTAGTTCTAATAATTCTAGACTATATAATTCAGAGTTACTTTTACAAGGAGGTTACCTTTTTAATTATTCTATACCAATAGAGTATGGGGATAAAACTCATAAAATTTTAAAATTACAATCGCCTAGAAAACAAATGTATCAAGATGAAACTTTAGGCAATGAAAATTTACTAGAATACTTTATTGGTGATTATGCTATAATGAAGACAATATTTGTTGGTAGAATTGAAAGTTTAGAGGATTATATTGAACAAGGAATGTTTAAATATAAATTATCGGGAAGAGGAAATATAAATAAATTATTGGGTCCAATTGTAAATAAAGATTATAAACATACTGAAGATATAATTTATTCTACCATTGGTCCTTTTGAGCGTATTACTAATTTAGGTTTTAGTTCTATTATGGCAAGTAATACTGTCAATATGGTTGGTATTGCTGGATTGACAACACATGGAACAATTAGTGGTGTATCAATTGGTGATTTATTATTTACTCAAGAAGGATATTTCATTGGTAGAATTAAAGACTTAACTGGAGGGATTACATTAGAAGAAGGTACTCTTGTTAATTTATATGATAGGGTTAATGGCGATACTACTCAAACTTTATATGTTGTGCGACCAAATAGAAACTCTATTTCCTTAGCCAAAGCAATGTCAAAAAACACAATAACTTCTAATTCAGTATCTTCATTAACGGGAACCGCTAATAAAGGTTTATTTTTTACAAATGGTAATAAATTAACAGATGATGCTTATGGTAGACCAAATGTTGAAGGGGCTACATTGGTAGGAACATCTTCAAATACTCATGCTAAAGCGTTAGGTTATTATTTAAATCAGCCTAATTCTGTATCATTAGATGATGCATTTTTTGCAGACTTAAAAGACGAATTAACACCCGCAAATATCGAAAAACACACAGTTAATTCTTTAACTGAATATGAAATAGTTAGTTTAGAATCCGGTGAAGGAACAACATTAATCGCAGTAGCACCTAATTGTCCAATCGTAATGGGTAGAATTGATGAAAACCCCGCAGATACTACATTAGAAACATTAACAATTAGTGCATATAAATTTGCTGGTGCAGAAAGTGAAGGCGAATATGGTGCATTTACAATAGATGGCGCACCTGCGGCTATGTATACAGCATTAAATAATAAGCATTTATATCTATCAGATGGCGCCTATTTAGGTAAAATGTTGGGATTGGAATATAAAACTGCTAGTGATGCTTATATTACAACTGATAGAAAATTGCCTAGAGATATTAGTGCAAATGAATATATTTACACATCAACTGAAAAAACTAATGGTTTATATTTAATTAACACTCAAGGGTTAAGAAGTGGAGGAGTATTACAATTAGTAAATTCAGAATTATCTACTGAAGGTCGCCCAATTATTTATAACGCATCTTTGGATACTAATTCTAATGGTAATCTAAACTATAATGATTTAAGTTATAGACACGGTGGTTTCACATATAGATATATTAATTTACAAAAAACCAACAAAGGTGGGCTTTCTTATATTAAACATAGATTAGATACAGGAGAAGCATCTAGAATATATTCACGCGAAAGCGGAGAATATAACGCTTATGCCCCATCATATAGAATAATTCCTGGAATTGCTACTACACAAACTATTAATGATATGGGAATTAATAATGATTATACTAATTCTTATGAAAAACAAAATTCTCCTGAAACAAGAGGAATTTATTCAGCAAGTGGTGGTAATTTTGCAGACCATACTATTTATCCAACAGGTAATTTAAATACTGATTATGATTTATTGCCTAAATTGTCTAGCCCAACAATAGGTGGTCATTGGAATAAAGCATTAGATGTTGGAATGCTTGGTGTTGATAAATATAGTTCAAATGAAGCAATATTAGGAATTAAAGATAATGCCATTAGTCATGCTAAAGATGGATGGGGAATTATTGACCCTAAGACCATTACACCATTTTTATTTGCACCATCAGATTTATGGCCAGATAGTATGAAAAGAGAACACCATATTGGTAATATTTCTAGAAATTTTACAGATTACGGTATTGTATTAAGAAGTGAGCCAAGAAAAGTACGTTCACAAATTAAACATAGAAATTACTCAGGTGAAGCAAATTATTTAGAAGAAAAGGATACATCATATCAAACTTTAAATATTTCAGACTCATCAATTAATACTAATGAAATGAAAAGATTAGGATTAATGAGATTAATTGAATGTACATATGATTGGCATTTTAATCTAGTAGACCCTGAAAATCCCCCTACCGCAGAAGATTTAGTAGATAAATTTGATTATTCAGTTTATCAAAAAGTAATTGCTTCTGGTTGTTTTGCTGCTGCTGGTTATTCTTTATCGGATACAACTATTATCACCTATGCTACTTCATCCTCTTCAGGTTCAACAATTGACCCAAGAACAGCATTTCCATCTGGGGATGGAGGGGCTGTTTATGATAATAAAGGTAATTATATTGGGACAGTTAGTTCATCAAATGCTAACTCAATTACACTTACTGCTGCTGCAAAAAGACCAAATGGTTCATTATACACAGGAGAACTTTATCATATTAATGATGCGGCTAAAGGTAATGATGGTTCAGGTAATAATAATTACACAACATATAGTTACTTAGTATCAGGTCGTGGTGGAAAAGACAGTTTTATTAAAGTTAATTTAGGTTCAAAGTATAATCCGTATGGTGGCGCATCTATCGCTACAACTGCATTAAAATTACATATGTTACAAGGTGGTATTTTTAACACTGATGGTGATGAAGGTGAAAGTGGTGACGTTAATGATGGTTATGGGCAAGGAAGTAATAATGAATTTGATAATTACTTTGTAGGAAAAATGGATTTAGCATTTAGTGATGCACATGATGTAGGGAAAGGTAATTGTGTAGTTTTACCTCCCGTTTTTACAGGCTTTGAATTAATAAGAATGCAATACACTATTGGAGGAAGTGGTTCAAATAATATGTCTGCGGCAGAATCTCGTTCAGTGGGGCAAATTAGAACTACTTCTTTAGGCGGAACAACTTATAATACAGAAACTCTTGCTTTTCTTACAGGTGAAGGTGGAGTAGTAGCATTAAAATCAGGTAGAGGTGCTGCTGGTGATAAAGTTTATACTGAAAATGGTGAATTAATAGGAACATTAAGTTCAAGCCCGTATTATGATTCTGGCTCTATTTCTAGCACTTCAACTACTCATTATTTAAATTTTAAAGCCCCCGGAATACTTTGTGATGTTGATAGTGGAACTGGTTTGTATATTGGTGGACAAACAAATGGCGCAGGTGATTTTATAGCAAGAGGTTCAGGTAGTGTTGCTAGTGGAGGTTTTCATCCTTTAGCAAAAAAATCTGAAATTGCACATGAAGGTTCGCCAACAAATGAATATACTCACCCTTCAAGAGTCATGGAGGCATTAAAACATGAAATGCCAATTAGAGGAAAGGCAACCCATGTAAAGGAGTTTTTTAAACCTTTAACTGTTACAGGAACTACTTATGCAGCAGTAAATGGTTCTCCAGATACAATTACAAGTTCAGCAAATAATTTTATAACTGCCGGTTTTGAAAAGGGAATGATTATATTAGTTAGTGGTTCTTCTGAATCTGCAAATAATACTACGCATATAATTGCCGGTGTTACTGCTGGCACATTGACATTATCTACAAATACTTCATTAACTAATGATGGTGCTGGGGATACTTGGACAATTAAAGCCATGACAGGAGGTTCACTAGGTAATAGTGTCTATAATGGGCTTAGAGCAGTAGTATTGAAAAGATTTAAAATAGAAATGACAGGAGATTACAAAGCAGATATTGGTTCTTCAACTAAAATTAACACTAATCATGCCAACCCCGCATTAATGAGAAAAATGGGTAATGTAAATGAAACTACACAAACTGTCTATAAGCCTTCATTTTTGGCACTTGGAACTGAAGAAATATTTGCATACCACAAACTAACTGAATCATTATCTGCTACAAAATTAAATAGAGGAAGTGATGTTGATACTGGCGAAAATGTTGCTGATGGTATTAATTATGTATTTAAACCACTATTACAAACTGCCGATTCAGATGTAACTAAAAATTATGGATATATTAGCCCTAATGGTCAAACTGATTTAACACAATTAGTTATTGATACTTCTGATACAACATCAGGAACTATAATAGAAAGTAACTT